ACTTGGCACATACGGATTACCATTTCACGGTCGATTTCAGCTTGAATTTCGTACGACATAGCGTTCGTTAATTCATTGTCGATGTCGATACCGTTCATATTCTTGAGATCTTGCTCAAGTTCAACGGACCAACGAGCTGCTAAACGACGTGTACCAGCTTCAACAGCTGTCTTCTCGAAGCTTACAACCATCTGAGGAATATTGCTTGTTAACTCGAAATTGCTTAAGAGTTGAGCAATACCTTGATCAGCAGCAAGAATTGGGAAGTTAGTATCACCAGCACCAAGACCAGAAAGGAATGTAGCAGATGTACCTGTGAAGTTTGTGTTGAGGTAGTTCCAACCTACTTCAGTGTTGTTTGGATAGATGTTAGCACCAGTCCAGCCTTGAGGAGCGTTAGCCCCGTTGTTGCCGTATTGGTTATCCCCAGCTGTAGCACCGAGTGGGTTCTGTTCATATTTGTAACGTAGAGCAAATGCTAGACCAACAGGGCCGCTCATAGGTTGAACACCAACGATTTCGTTTGTGATCAATTCTGGGAAAGTACGGCGGATCATCGGAATGAGGATCTTTGGTAAGCGAGCATCGCCTTGTGCGTAGAAGTCACTTGAGCGGCCTAATGTAGGAGCATCTTGGGTGTTACCGAAAACGCCACCGTAACCAGCTGCATTAGTTGCTTCAAAGCACCATTTTTCCTGATTTTCAAGAAGGATCGCAGTATTTAATTTTGTGTGATCATCTTTGATTGCAGGAGTTGCGTCATCGTTGTGCTCGAGCAATGGTGCCCACTTTTTGAGTAAGCTTGCTGCGCGATCACGATCGATGTAGGATTGTGAAGGTTTGATTTGTTTCATATCTAAATAATTTTTTTAACTGACATTACCTCAAGTACTTAACAGTACTTCAACGTGTAGATATACTTACAAAAAAAAGCCCGATTTCTCGGGCTTTTGTGTAAAAAATCAGATTTTTTTATTAAACGAGTTTGTTCTTTAATAACGAGACGTAAGACTCAGTAACATACTGTTCGCCATCGTCTGTATCAGCTGTGCTGAAAGACTTTGTCGACTTCTTTACTTCTTTTGATTCTGTTACAACGTCAACACCTTGAGTTTTTGGCTTTGTGGATTCTTTAAGTGTTTGAAGATTTTCTTCTTCGCGCTTATCGAACATTTCCAAAGTATAATTAAAGTTTTCGTTAATAAACTTTACATCCTTTTCAGCAAGTACGCGTTGTACATAGGACTTTTTATTAGCTGGAAGATTTGAGGATTTCTTTTCTAATAAAAGATTTGCTTCGAGCTTTTGTACTTTTTCACTTAATAGTTGAGCGCTCTTTACAGCTTCTGCAGCTTTAGTATTAGCTTCATCAATTTGCTTTTTACCATCTAATAAAGCTTCTTTTACGCTTTCATTTACGAAAGTTTCATCAAGGCTTACTAAACGTTTAATTTCTTCAATAATATTTGAGTTACGAGTATTGAGTGTGGCTTCGTGAATTTCTTTAGCAGGAATTGCTTTATCAAGATAAAGATCGAGATAAGATGAAACGTTTTCAACAACTGTTTTCTTAAATGTATCAGCTTCATTGTTGATAATGCTGTCAAAACGGCGCATTACTTTCTGCAGTTTTACAGAGTGATCTACATCGATCTTGTTTAAAGCTTCAGCAAATTGCTTTGCGTGTACTTCATCGATACGAGTTGCGATCTTTGTGAGTTTAGTAGTATGATCAGCATCAATAGCTTCTAATACTTGCTGTAGCTTGGAAGAATATTCTTCGTCTTGCTGCACTAAAGCTGCTTCAACAGCGAGGTCAACTTTAGCCTGAACAGCCTCAGAAATAGCTTTGAGCGATTCTTCGGACAAAAGGTCTTTAGTTGCTTCTTTGAGAATTGTTTGAATGTCTTGGCTCATATCGTATTAAATATTTAGTGTATTAGGTCCTATTATTAGGATTTTTTTGATGTTTTGTTTGCGATTATTGTATCCGCTTTTTGGATACGGTTTTTAATTTTTTCATTAACTACTGCCTGTAATAATGAATTAGCGGCAGAGTAGTTGTTATCAACTACGTGTTTAATAAAACTTGCAATTTGTTTCTTTTGATTCATATTATTTAAGGCTGTTAATAAGACGGATAATGTTTTCTCTTAGATAGAGATCTACTTCTTTTTTAGGTAGGGAAGCAAGTTTATTTTCAAAAATGTCATACACTTCTTCATAACGACCATCCTGTTTAATGATAAAGTTTTTAGATTCAAGAATACCATTGACGAAAGCGCCTGGTGCAGAAGGATCAGCAACAGCGTCTACTGTAATGAGTTTCATATTCTTAACAAAATTTGTACCGTTCTTTTCTTCAACTGTTCCTAAAGCTCTTGAAGACATACCCATTTTAACCCCGTCCATAACCAAGGACTTCATTATTTCTCCCAATGGGGTACGTAAAATTTTACTCTTGCCTTTTACTAAATTCCCGTCCATACGTAACTCAGTAATAAGGTGACAAGCACGTTCACTGCTAACATTAGCACTATTTGGGTGTTCAAGTTCTCCTAATGCACGATTAGTTTTTACAAATTCTTCATTGTAACGCGCTACTTCTTGAGCCATTTCATCCCGGCTATAAATACGGTTATTACGGTTCTTTTCTTCCGCCACCATATACACTCCAGACACGTAAATATTAGCCGGCTTGTCTTTGTTGCCTTCCTCTATGAGGTAATCTAAACCCTCACAAATTGGAGTCTGAGTAATAAGTTTATACAGCATTGTTTATATTTATGCATCCCTGACGGAAAAACTATGTAATACCTTGTATTTTTAAAGAGTTAACATAAAATATATAAATGATTTTAAACGATGTAACCGCTACAATCTCTACAAGGGGTCGTAATGAAACTACACTTCCATTGGTTTTGCAATCCCTTGTTTCGCAAAATTCTAAGCCTTGCAAAGTTATTATCTATGATGATAATGATAACTTTGATGATCCACGTAAAAATGATATACTTAACAATATACTTGCGGCTCTTTTACACTCTGGAATAGTTTGGGTATGGTTACCGGGTTCTCGTGCAGGACAAGTAACAAATCACGAAAATGCAAGAAAGACTTGCGAAACTCCATTTTTATGGCGTATAGACGATGATAATATATTATTACCGGATACTTTAGAAGTACTTTATAGAACTATAACATCAGACCCAAAGATAGGGGCTGTCGGTCCTTCTATAGTAGACCCTAAAAATCCTGTAGGAGAGTCTACATTAGCATCTAATAAAATAGAGGATATCTTTCTCGGATTAAATGAACAATGGTCTTATGTTAAGGGCAAGATAATCATTAAAGAGGTAGAGCATTTGCAAGGCAGCACATTTTTATATCGAGTAGAAGCTGCAAAACACGGCTATGATACTTCTCTTTCCAGAAAAGGGCATAGAGAGGAAACCATCTTTACATATGAAATGCACCGTGCTGGTTGGAAGTTAGTAGCGTTATTAGGTTTAACTACTTGGCATTTTCATTATCAAAAGGGTGGCATACGTAGTGAAAAGGATGACAGAATGCTGCAAAGTGATGAAATTAACTTCCGCAACAAACTCGCTACCTGGGGTATTGTTACAAACAAGTACCGGTTTTACTTCTTAGATAGCGGTCGTGGAGATCACTACGCATTTAAATCAGTGCTTGTTGAATTAATTAAACGTTACAGAGATTATAAAATCGTAGTTGCGTGCTGTTGGCCGGACTGCTTCTGGGACATTACAGATGAAAACGTCAGTTTCTGTTCCTTAGCAGAAGGTGCACCGTTTGTTAATAAAGACGCTCACAACGTTTACAAGTATATGTTAGAGAACAATTGGAAAAACAGCGTACAAGAAGCTTATAAGAAAGTATTTTTATGAAATTAATAATTAGCCCTTATTCTCAAAAATTACCTAAGGGTGAAAAAAACCCTAAGAACTATCCTTACTGGGAACAGGTAATCGCTATACTTAAAGATAAAATACCTAACTTAGAGGTAGTACAAATTGGTGTAACCGGAGAAGAAATTTTAAAAGGTGTAACCACTATAAAGCATAATTTATCACAAAAAGATTTATGTGAATATATTAAAGACTGTGATTTTTGGATGTCGGTAGACAACTTCTTTAATCATTTTGCTACATACTATAAAACGCCTAACGGTTTTGTTATATTCGGTATGTCCGATCCTAAGATATTTGGATATAAGCAGAATACTAATATACTTAAAGATCGCAAATATTTAAGACCCGATCAATTTGGTTACTGGTGGCAAGTACAGTATAATGAAGAAGTGTTTTTAAGCGGAGAAGAAGTAGCGAACATAGTACTCTCAACACTTAAGATTACCTAAGTATAGGTATGGCTTATGCTTACAATCCAACGCCTGCGTATACTAATCTAACTATACCACCTGCACAGGGTGGTAATCTTTTACAATTTTACAGCGTTAGTGGGTTTCCTGTAGCTGGTGGTAGTCCACCTAGTATTAACGATGTACAGAAAGGTTGGTTTGTTAATGGTTCTGGATTAAACAATAGTGTAGTAACTGGACTGTCCGGTCAAAATACCAATAACGTATTCGTCACAGTTGATCAAATGTCAGTTGTTGGTGGTGGTAATTATAATTTATCGTTGCTACAATTTGTTGCACCGGTAACAACATCGACAGTAGGGCCTTCAGCGTTTCTTTCAACAAATTTAAATAATCGTATTCAAAGTTACGATATGTTAGCTGAACGTATATTCTTTCAGCTAGGTGCACCGTTAATTAACTTAGAAATTGCTTGTGTAGCAGCATATGATATGATTGCATATGCAATTGAAATGTTTACACGCTTTACACCCGGTACAGAAGAATTGCTAGTGTTTGATAGTGCTTTGTATACACCTTATAAAGGTATTAAACTCGACACTTTAATTAATCATACGCCAGACTTATCTGGAGCGGTAAGTACATTTCAAACCGGTTGGGATGTAGATATGAACGATTACAGAAAAGTAATCGACATTTATAACTTCCAGGAAGGTACTAATGAAGGTGTAAACACTCTGTTTACTATTGAACAATCATTGGCACAACAAATGCATTTTGCATATTCATTAGGTAGTAAAGCATTCGACTTAATTACCTGGCACGTATTAAAAGACTGGTTAAAGACTCGTGAAAAGTTATTTGCACAAAAGCAATACTGCCGCTTCGATCCACGTTCTCAAGTATTAAGAATTACTCCAGAACCGAATTTAACTAACGGTACCCGTTATTATGCCTGTGTGGGTGTATATGTTGAAAGACCAATTAAAGATTTAGTTAAAGAGCGTTGGGTAATGGAATACGCAAAAGCGTTAATGAAAATTTCTATAGCTAATACCCGTGGTAAGTTTGGTGGTACTCAGTTGTTCGGTCAAGGTACTATACAGTATCAAGAACTAATGAGACAGGGCACCGAAGAAAAGAAAGCTCTTGAAGACGAACTAAAAGGTGGATTCTCAGAAGCTCAACAGCCGCCAATGTTTTTCTTAGGTTAAT